AGAAGATCTATCACCCAACAATTATAACCCAAATAGAGTTGCAAAATCAGAGTTAAAACTTTTGAAGATATCAATAGAAGAAGATGGATGGACTCAACCTATAGTAATCAATCCTGATATGACAATTGTAGATGGTTTTCATAGATGGACAGTATCAGAAGATTTATCAGACTTAACAGACGGATATGTACCAACCGTTATGTTAAAACCTACTGATAGAACACAACAACAAATGGCAACGATTAGACACAACAGGGCACGAGGGACACATGGAGTTTTACAAATGAGTAATATAGTTGTAGATTTGGTTGAACAAGGATTAGACGGAAAAGAAATAATGAAGAGATTACAAATGGAGAGAGAAGAAGTAACAAGATTATTGTTTAGGGCAGGAATACCAAAGTCAGAAGTATTTAAAGACAGAGAGTTTACTAATAGTTGGACACCAAAAGACAGAACTAATGGGCAGTAATGGGCACATAAAAAAGGAATTGTTTTTACAGGCGTTAGAAAAGTCGTTAGGAATAGTTACAACGGCCTGTCGAGCAACAGACACTCCGAGGTCTACATATTATAAATGGATAAAAGACGATAAGGAGTTCTCTAAATCAGTGTCAGAGATAGAAAACATAGCATTAGATTTTGGAGAAAGTAAATTACATGAGTTAATGTCGAGTGGTAATGCTTCATCAGTTATATTCTTTTTAAAGACAAAAGGAAAAGGAAGAGGATATATTGAGAAACAGGAGTTGGATATTACGAGTGGAAACGAACCTATAACAATTGAATTAAATCTTAATGAGAATAAAACCGGACCTATCAGAGAAACAGAGAATAGCGTTTAATTACCTATTTGATAACAAGACATCTGAGGTTTTATTTGGTGGTGCAGCAGGAGGTGGTAAATCATGGACTGGTTGTGCTTGGGTTATAATAAATTGTTTAAAATATAAGGGAATAAGATGTTTGATTGGAAGATCTAAACTATCCAATTTAAAGGCTACTACATTAAATACATTCTTTGAAGTATGTGGACAATTTGGATTAAGAGTAGGGGAACATTACAAATACAATGCAAACTCCACTACTATCGTATTTTACAATGGAAGTTCAGTATATCTTAAAGACCTATTCCATTATCCTGCAGACCCTAACTATGATTCACTGGGTTCTCTTGAAATCACACTTGCTTTTGTAGACGAGTGTAATCAGATTAGAGAGAAAGCTAAGTCAGTATTAAGTTCAAGATTACGATATAAATTAGACGAGTACGACCTAATACCTAAAATGTTATTGACTTGTAACCCTGCTAAGAATTGGGTATACTCAGATTTTTACAGACCATCACTTAACAACAAACTACCACCATATAGGAAGTTCGTTCAATCATTGGTAACGGATAATCCTCATATATCTAAACATTACGAGGAACAATTAAAGAAGTTAGATGAAATATCAAAACAGAGATTACTGTTTGGTAATTGGGAATATGATGACTCAGATGACCGTTTGATAGAGTGGGACAGATTAGTTGACTCATTTAGTATAAGAGAGTTTGAAGACCAGAATTATTACATATCAGCGGACATTGCAAGGTTCGGTAATGATAGGACAGTTATTATAGTATGGAAAGGATTAAAGGTTATTAAGTATGAACAGATGGATGTTAATAGTGTGACTGAGGCAGCACAGAAAATTACAGAGTTACAACAGAAATACACAATACCATTATACAACATCATTGTAGACGAGGACGGAGTCGGAGGCGGAGTTAAAGACATATTACGATGTAAAGGGTTTGTAAACAATTCAAGACCTGTAAAGAACGAAAATTATAGGAACCTCAAAACTCAGTGTTATTACAAGTTGGCAGAGTTAATCAATAAAGACGAGGTTTGTTTATACACACAGGACACTGCATTGAAGACTGTAATTACAGCAGAGCTTGAACAGGTTAGAAGAGCCAACATTGATAAGGACACTAAACTGAGTATTGTAGGAAAAGAGGTTGTAAAAGAAGTTCTTGGTAGGTCACCGGATTATGCTGACGCTATAATGATGAGAATGTACTATGAAATAGATGGTAATTTTGGACGATACTATGTTCAATAATAAACTAAAAAACAAAAATTTATATATACTATTATGAAGATTACATTGGTAAAGGATGGAAGGGAAGCGATACATAGAATGCCTAAACATTGGAATGATTTGTCGTTAAAAAAATACATCAGAGTAATGAAAGTATTAAGGGACAAGAATATCACTACTGATTTGGAGAAAGTAGCAAAGATGATTAGAATACTTACGGATATTAACGAGGAAGATATATTAAGATTACCGGCACATAATGTACATGTATTAGGGGGTTATCTTGCGAGGTTTTTAGCAACCGAACCGAACGATGAATTGAATCATGTATTAAAGTTTAATGGTGTTAAATATGGTTTTCATCCTAAATTATCAGATATTAGTTTTGGAGAGTGGGTTGATATTGACAATTATATTAAAGAGGGAGTTGAGGATAATCTACATAAGATAATGGCTGTACTGTACAGACCAATAAAAGAAATAACAGGGGACAAGTATCAAATAGAAGAGTATACACCCAGTAAAGAAAGGGACCAGGTAATGTTAGACAATTTAAAAGTAGGAGACTTTCATGGAGTGTCGGTTTTTTTTTCAAGTTTAGGGTTGGAATTATCAACAGCTTCAGTCAAATCTTCGATTCAGGAACTAAAACAGGAACGGAAGAGGAGACAGGAAGAGGGGACCTAATCAATAGTAAGTGGGGGTGGTATGATGTACTGTACCATTTAGCAGATGAGAAATTAGAGAATATGGATAATGTAACAAAGATGGGTATAATGGAGTGTCTTACTTTTATGTGTTACAAACAGGATGTAAACGAAGTTAAAAATGTAAATATAGGATAATGGCAATAAGATATAAAACATACGATAATGTAGTGGACACCTTGACTTGTGTTGGGGACTTACACCAACAGATTAAGACTACTACTACTGGGGACATTTGGGACATTGATTTAGAGAAGAACACTTTATATCCTTTGTTTCACATAACACCAGTCGATGTTGATATTACACTTTCAGAGAAACAATTTAACTTTCAATTATTTGTAATGGACTTAGTAGAACCTGACTTGAGTAACGAACAACATGTTCTGTCTGACACATTACAGATAATAACAGATATCATAGCATTATACAAACATGGAGAATTATTACAGACAGCCATTGTTGCACATGGAGAAGAGTCAAGATATTTTGTAGATGACGAATTTAAGTGTGAACCTTTTACAGAACGATTTGACCAAAATGTTACAGGTTGGGTTGTAGACTTTAGTATAATTATTGAAAGTGTCCTTGATAGTTGTGATATTCCTATTGTTCAAACGAATACCTGTATCAAATAATGGCTACAAGAATCAAATATACAAATGTAGAACGATATTTAAGGTCGTATGGTAAGTATATTATACGTCAAGCAAGGAAGATTATTAAGAAGAAAAGAAAGGTCTCAAGTGGTGTTCTTTTAAGATCTCTAAAATACAAGATAAAACCTACAAGAAAAGGATATCTAACTAACTTTTTAAGTGCTAAACATGGTGACTATATAGACAAAGGTGTTAGAGGTAAAGGTGGGGGTGTATTGCCCGCTGGGAGCAAGCATAAGGGGACAAGTGGTAGGAAGACATATGTAGATGTGGATGGAAAGAGAAAACCCTCTCCGTACAAATTTAAGGGTAAATATCCTAGACTTAGTGCCATTAAAAAATACATGTCCAGAAAGAGTATATCAGGACCTGGAGCAGCGTTTCTAATTAGTAGGTCAATATACGCTAAAGGTATTACAGGTATTAGTTTCTATTCTCAACCTATTGCTTGGAGTAAGAAGAAACATGAAAAAGATATGATGGCAGCATTCCAAAAAGATATTGAAAACTCTATAAAAGTAAACTAATGGTAATAAAACAACAACCTCTTTATAAAACAATACCGACAGGTTCTGAGATTATATTCGCTGTAGAAGATGCAGCTGTAATCACAAACTACAAAGGAAAATACATAGCTGATTTTTGGATAGGTGCCGACGCTGCTACATTAGGTGTGGGTTTACCAACATCAAAAGTTAAGGTAAATCCTAACGACCATGGACTTGGTATCTTTGATTTTGGAGATATATTTGATAATTATGTATATCCTGATTACGAGGGTGGTCCTGCTTCTGTTACAGGATTAACCACACAAGTTTCTGAGTTCAAGACTTATGATTGGACACTAGACAATCCTCATGCAATACACATGATTGACAATTTTGCTGGAAATCAAAATACTATGAGGTATGTTTTAATAAGGTTTTATATGGAGTACGCTACAAGTCTAACAGAACCTGTAGAAGAAGATAGGTCGGATATTAAAGAAGCTGGACCTTATTTATTATACAATGCGTATCAAGACTGGACAGACCCATTACAAATGACAATAGGTGGAAACTACGGAAGAAGAATACAAAATCAACACTTGTTGACAGGTTCAGCAACTGGTGGGTTTGCTACAGATGTTCCTCTCAAACAGTATGTACGATTAGGGGACTTTATGACTTTGCCTTTCTTTAACAATATGAACTCTGCTTCTCACAGTCATAATGTATCTTGTCATTCTATGAGACTAGATTTCTTTCTTTATAGTGCACCTACCACTGCCTTTAGTTCTTCAGCCCCAAGTATAAATTCAAATGGTGGTTTCGCTGGGTTCTTAGCATTAGATAGTAATATACAATTCCAATTTTATGGATGTGGACCTGCCAATTTCAAGAATAGTGGAGTTCCTTTTCCTGCGACTTGGGACTTTTACACAATTTATGGAAGGGACAAATTAGGAAATCAAATCAGTAGACCTTATGAGTTCCACCAACAATATGATGATTGCAAAGGTTTTGAAACTATACGACTAACATGGTTAAATAAATATGGAGGTTGGGACTATTATAACTTTACAAAGAGGAGCGTCAGATCTATATCTAAAAAACCTGTATTTTATAATCAATATACAGGAACATGGAATAAAGAACGATATTCTAATTACGGATATAAAGGTGGAAAGAGAACAGTGAGTTCTGTTGCAAGTGAGGAAATAACACTCAATACAGATTGGATATTGGAAGAGGAATCGATATGGTTAGAACAATTATTTGTTAGTTCTGATGTATTTATATTAAACGAGAACGATTATTTTGACGGAACAGGGGACAATAACGACCATCCTTTTATAAAATACATTGGGTATGTTCAGAAATATGTAGAACCTGTAG